TGTAACAGGAACATTAATAGTAATAATAATATGATAATAGCACTTTCAATTTTACTAGCCCCTGCTATAGTGTGGGGGTGGATTTCAACTATAAACTATATTAAATACATAAACCATGAGTAAATTCAAAGGAGAGGTAGTGTTCATCACGCCAACAACGTCAGTATCTGACAAATTTAAGAAGAGAGAGATAACTCTAAAGAGCCAGGATGAATATCCACAGTACGTAACATTCCAATTAACCCAGGACAAATGTGATCTAGCTAATAATCTAAAAACAGGTGAAGTAGTAGAGGTGCAGTATAACCTAAGAGGACGCAGATGGGAGGCACAGGATGGTACCATTAAGTACTTTAATTCCATTGAGGCATGGACTATGAGTCTGAGTTCACATACTGAGAATAGTGCTGTTGATAAATTACGCAAAACTTTTGACACTACAGATGAGAGCACTGACGATCTACCTTTCTGAGGAACAACAGCTATCTGATTGGATGCGGAAAGAGATTAAACTTAAGCTATCTAAGAGGTACAAGCTCACACATCTATCTGAGGATATGAACGTAAATTATGCTAAATTATATAGATTCATGCAAGGTAGGAACGTTACTACTGAGATTTATGATTCTTTTTTTAGAGTATATTTACGTCAAAACTATGGCACACTGGGTAACTAAAGTAGTCAAGCATCATGATGAATGGGTGAAAATTGTTAACTCATTCGGTGAGGAATTCTATGCAGAGGATATAGTGCAGGAGGTATACCTTCGCATTATGTCCTATTGCAGTGAATCACAGCTAATAGTCAATGACCAGGTGAATAAACCATATATGTACTTTGTGCTACGGAATACATTTCTAATAATGCACAGGGGATATAAGCCTACCATGACATCCATAGATCAGGCATATAACATTAGAGCCCATGAAGATATCACAGCTATGACTGAGGCATATCTAAAGATACAGGATAAGATAGATCAGGAGGTGAATTCATGGCACTGGTATGATCAGAAAGTATGGCACATTTATAGAGATACAGGCATGAGTATCCGGAAGCTAGCCAAAGAGACTACCATTAGCCCAAAGAGTTTATTCGTTACATTAAAGCACTGTAAGAATAGAATACATAACTCACTGAATGAGGATTACCAGGATTACATTAACAAAGAATATGAATTAATAGATTGATATGGCAAAGAAAAAAGTAACAGCTCCGGCACAGGAGCCAGTAGTAGAATGGCAGTTAGGTGATGCTGTGGAAGCAGTAACTACTGCTACAGGTATTAAAGCTATAGTTAAGCACATGGTAGGGGAGGATTGCGGATGTAATGAACGTAAGGAGAAACTGAATGAATGGGGAAGTAAGATACAAGGTAAGATAGCTACTTTCTTTGGTAGGAATAACATTAAGGCATTAACTCCAGAGGAGTATGAATACCTAGATACATTCTTTAGCCGGCCTAGATTAACCATGAAACCATCAGAGCAGTATAAGATGCTAGAGATTAATAATAGAGTATTCTCACAGAAGCTAGAGTATTCTACCTGTGGCTCATGTGTACAGTCAATGGTGAATCAATTAAAACACGTATACGATGCCTATACCACAGCCTAAGCAGTCAGAATCAGAAAATGAATTCATGCAGAGATGTATGAGTGATGATAAGATGATCAGTGAATATCCAACTGAACAAAGAGCTGCCATATGCCGCAGTGCATTTGATGAGCAGTTAGCTGCTACCAAAGTATCATTCGATTATGATGGTACATTGACTAAGGCATCAGCCATCCGTAAAGCTATGGAGCTAGTAGAGAAGGGTATCACTGTATATATCATATCTGCTAGAGATAGTAAAGAAGGGATGCTAAAGATAGCTAGGAGAGTGGGGATACCTGAGAGCCATGTATATGCTACTGGGAGTAATGAGGCTAAGATAGCTAAGGTAAAAGAACTAGGTATTACTACTCACTATGATAATAATATAGAGGTAGTTAGAGCATTAAAAGGAATAGGGGCTATACTTTAATAATCAGTTTTTTTCAACTATGAAAGAAGAGGTAACAGTAGTAAAAAACGGGGGAAGGAGACCAGGAGCAGGGAGGAAAACTAAAGCTCAGGAGATAGCATTAGCAGAGCAGATGGATAAGGTAGCTCCATGTGAGCAGGTGCTCAATGCACTATACCATAAGGTGCTAGAAGGAGATACTGCAGCCATTAAGCTGTGGCTCAATTACCGGTTAGGAATGCCAGTGCAAAGAGTGGAGCAGGAGACTAAGGTAGATATCAATAGCTTTAATATAAAGGATGTAGTAGAATTCAATGATTCGCCTAAGCTCGAAGTATAATAGACTATTTGCATCCGATTGTAGGTACTATGTAATTACAGGAGGAAGGGGTAGCTCTAAATCATTTAGTGTGGCAGCATGGGTATGCCTGCTATCATTTGAGCATGGGCATAAGATTCTATTCACCCGGCAAACTATGACCTCAGCACATATATCCATCATCCCCGAATTCAAAGAGAAGATAGAGCTCATGGGATTAGAGGCTCATTTCGAGATCACAAAGAGTGAGATAGTTAATAAGACATCCGGGAGTGAGATTATATTCAGAGGTATTAAGACTTCATCAGGTGATCAGACAGCTAACCTAAAATCATTACAGGGAATCACTACCTGGATAGTGGATGAAGCAGAGGAGCTCATAGAAGAGAATACCTTTGATAAGATTAACCTATCCATCAGGAGCAGTAAACAGGATAACAGGGTAGTGCTCATCCTTAATCCATCCACAAAAGAGCACTGGATATACAGGAGATTCTTTGAAGATAGAGGAGTGCAGCCCGGTACGAATGGGGAGCATGGGGATACCTGCTATGTGCATACAACGTACCAGGATAACATAGAGAATCTTCCACAGTCTTTCTTAGATGAGGTGAATGTCATGAAGGAACGGAGGCCTGATAAGTATCAGCATTCAATTCTAGGGGGATGGTTAGATAAAGCAGAGGGAGTGATATTCTCTAATTGGTCCATTGGCCTCTTCCAGAACATGGGCTCTGTGGTATTCGGACAGGATTACGGATTCTCTCAAGATCCTACTACCTTAGTAGAGACATCCATAGATAGAGCCAATAAGAAAATATACCTAAGGCTGCACCTGTATGAGAAGGGATTAACTACCTCCATGATAGCTGATATCAATAAGAGCAGAGCAGGAGCTAACCTAATCATAGGTGATAGTGCTGAGCCACGTCTAATCACTGAGCTAAATGCTATGGGGTGCAACGTGGTGCCTGCCATCAAAGGACCGGATAGTGTGAGCTATGGTATCAGCCTGATGCAGGATTATGACCTGATAATAGATGAGGGTAGCATAGAGCTAATTAAGGAATTGAATAACTACTGCTGGCTATCTCAGAAGAGCAAAACTCCCATAGATAAATGGAATCATGCACTGGATGCTATTAGATACGCTATTTCTTATCAGCTCGAAAATCCAAACAAAGGAAAATACTATATAATATAATAGGGAACTTAAAGTAATTGTTTAACTAACCAATGATAAAGCAGTGATATTCAAGGATATAGAAATGCATACTACAAATGTCGCAGAATTGAGTTATTAAGATATGACTAATGATCTCAATGAAATGATAGTGGTAGTGCAGGCATATATCCTGGATAAGACAGGTAAGAAGGTGCGTATTGAATTCAATGATATAAGGAGATTCAGTGAACACTTTGAGATGTTAAGAGCTGCCTACCATCATGTAATGAATGAAAGAAAATGAAACTAGATTTAACCGTACCTGAGAGCATAGCAGAGATTCCATTAATGAACTATCAGAAGTTTCTGAAGGTACAGCAGAATAGTAATGATGAGGAGTTCATAGCTCAGAAGATGATAGAGATATTCTGCGGCATTGATTTGAAGGATGTAGCTACCATTAAGATGAAGGATATGAATAACCTGGTAGAGCACTTCAATAAGATATTCTCAGTTAAACCTAAATTCTATCAGACATTCAAATTAAAGGAGATGGAGTTCGGATTCATTCCCAACCTGGAAGAGATATCATGGGGGGAGTATATAGATCTAGAACATCACCTCAATGACTGGGATGGGTTTCATAAAGCTATGGCAGTTATGTACCGGCCCATTACAAAGAAGCATAAGGATAAATATGAGATAGCTCCATACACTGCAGGGGAGGAATTCCATGAGCTCATGAAGTATATGCCTATGGAGATAGCTATATCTGCTAGGGTTTTTTTTTATCATTTAGGGAACGAGTTATTAAACTCTACCCTGTCTTATTTGGAGAGCCTGATGAATCAGAAACCGAGCAGAAGGCAGAGGAGGACTATTCAGAAAGAGGACAGTTTGCTAAGCAATGGGGCTGGTATACTAGCATATATGCAGTC